GATTTCGTAATCTATTACTAAGTTCGCCGTCCCATCTTTCTCTTTTTAATTTTACACTTCCGTAATTAAAGTAATGACCACTTGCTCTAGCTGCTACTTTATCTCTTATATCGTCTGCTAAAGTTTGTCTAAACTCTTTTGACATTAAATTATAACCCTATACAAATCAAGTACTCTTTTTATATGGTCTGGAAAATCAGAGTTATCTCTAATTCCAGAAGTTCCTTGATTCTGTACTTGCGCTCCGCCTAAAGTTCTTCTCTCTTTATGTTCATCTTTCATGTAGTAATTTACTAAATCAAATAATGCGAGTTGTAAGTCTTTCGGTGTAGTAGAATATCCTGCGGTGTATGTAATTTTTACTGCACCCATACCTTTAGCAAAAGGTGTAGGATTTCCCTCTTTCGTTGTTCTTATAACTGCGTCTGATTCAGTTTCTACATAGTATTCATAATTACCTGTAGTTAAAGTTTTATAGTCTTCTGAATAAGATGTTCTTTCTTCAACAGCACTAACCGCAATTAACGGACTTTCACTCATAATTAAGGTGGTAGTCGAATTATCATTAATACTGAAAGTTTCAATCTTACTTGTACTGACATAATCTATAAAAGATATGCCACAATACTTCTTAACTAAATCAGATACCTGAGGTACTATAACAGCTAAACGGTCGTCGTCCTTCTCCCCTCGAAGGCCTTCTGCGTCTTTATATTCGTTTACTGTTATTAAGTCTGCCATAGTTAAAAAGGGTGGGTTTAAGGAAACCCACCAAAACCATCGTAGTATTAAGCTGAAGCTTTATACATTTGTGCCCATTTTGAAGTTGCACCATCAATTAAATCGATGAAACCAAGTCTTTGTGAAGCCACAAGGACTCTTCTTTGGTTAGCTACTTCGTAGTCTGACTCAATTGTAACACCTCTTAATCTTGGCATTACATAGTTTCTTGGGTATACTGCAATAGCGTTAAACTTAGCAGCTGCTTTAGAAGCGAACTCGTCACATAATAGTACTCTTGATCCGAATACTTGTCCGATTTCACCACTTAGCTTGGTAGCCATGTCGCCAACTAGGTTAGCGTCTTGGAACTCAGCATCTTCTAGTAGATTATAGTACACATCTTGTGATACGACATAAACTACGTCTGCTGGGTTAACACCATATTTACCCATATTCTTTCTTAGTGCAAGTAAGTCAGCAGCAGTTACAGAATCAGTTGACGCGAAAGTCCCTGATGGCTGTGTGTAGTCTGAATCATTTCTTGCTAAGTGTAGTAAGCCTTCGAAAGATGCGCCACCAGTACCAAAAGCACCGTCAGCATCGTCACCAGCTAAGATAGAATTTTCAATTGCTCTAGCGTGTGATCTAACCATAGACTCTCTAATTAAAGGTAGAATTGGTAAAATTGCATCTTCTTCTGTCTCATTACCTAAGTATGATTGTGAAATAAGTTTTTTAGTTGAAAGAGTTCTTTCTGTTAAATCAACTCCACCATAAGCTGACCCGTATGAGTCACCTCTTTCGGCTAAGTTACCGTGTGGGCTTGAGCCTGAAGCTGTTTGAGCTGAAGCAAATTCAGCATAACCGCTATCTGGTAGAATTGGAATAATCATATTAGCAGAAGTCATTGGGATTTCTCTAAATAGAGGAGCCAAGACTAATTCATTTTGAATATCTCTTTCTATGTTTGTTGAAACGACTTGTTCGAAATCAGCAGATGAAACGCCAACACCTGAATGAGCGTTAACTTTTTCCATTAATGATTTTGAATAATCACTGTCCCATCCTCTACCAGTAGCTAAACCAGCAAATTTTGCGTCAATAATATCGTTTTCAAAGGCTTTTTTCCAGTCTCCTTGACCTTGTCTATCAGAGAAATGTCTTTTGGACTCACGAATGCTCATGATTTCCTCTGACTTCTCAGCTAATTGCTTTTCAAGTTGGTCAACGACTGTTTTCAAGTCTTCATTTTTTTCCATGACTCTTTTCTCGAGGTCTTGCATTAACTTTTCAGCTCCTGACAAACCTGCTTCGATAATAGTCTTTTGTTCTTCCTGTTTAGCTTCTTGAGCAGCTTTTTCTGCAGTTTCAAGAGAAGATTTCTCTTCCATTTCTTTCTGCTCTTTAGCTTTTTGCTCGGCTTGTTTCATAGCGATAGAAGTAGCAGTTTTTTCAGCAACTTCTTTTGCAAATGATTCAAGGTCAAAAGCGACTTCAGGAGATTTTTTTTCTTCTGACATATCAGTCTCCATATGTTGAGGAATTTTCTTTTCCTCGCTTGGCTGCTCAATTTTAACAGCGTCTGCTGCTGCGGTTGAGTTAGCCTGTAAAAGTTCTTTTTGGTAACTTCTGTATTCTTCCATACTATCAAATGACTTTGCTAGTCCAAAAGTTGCCCCTTGGTTGCAAGGTACAGATACTACAGAAACTTCAAAAAGTTCCGCATCTTTAATTTTGTATCCATCGTGCTCAGTCATGTATTCAGAATCTTTACATCTGAAACCAACTGAAAATGCTCCGAGAACACCATCTTTAACTAATTGTGTAATATCTCCAGCTGCTTTGGATATTTTTGCAGATATTTCTAATCCAGTATCGGTCACTTCTAAACCAGTGGCTCTGCCAATTGGTTTATTATAGTCATGGTTAAAAAGAATAATTGGATTATTTTTAAAGTTCTCCAATCCACCTTTCATCCATGCTTCGCTTTCGATAATATCTCCAGCTCTGTCTAGTCCATTTGTACTTGCAGAACCTTTTATATTAATTCCACCATCATCAGTTTCACCTAATGATTTAAAAGTGCTAGTCCATTGATATATCTTTTCGTTACTTTTTGACATCTTTAACTTCCTTTTTAGTAGATTCTTTTTTAGGAGTTACTTTCTTAGGTACTTCCTTCACTACTACTTGGACAGGATATCTTTTTTTAAGAACGCTTAATACTCTGCTCCAAGACCCAAATGCTCTTCTAAGCATAAAATCTTTTACAGGTACGTCATTCCCAAAACCTTTGTAGTCGGCTAGTGTCATAGTTTCAACGCCTTTGCTGGCTATGAAGTCTGATAAAGCCTTTATCATCATATCTTTTGTCATTTTTAATTTTCCTCGCTTGGTGGGGTTTCCTCTGGTCTGCCACCTTCTTCTGGATTGACGGCTGAACCTGCGATATTCGCAGGAACTCTGGGTGTATCAAATCCTTCCACTCTTTCAAGTCTTAACGCCTCCCTTGCTTCATTCGGTGTCATAATACCTGTATTTACAAGAGTTGCATAGTAACCTGCTTGGTCTCTCAACTCTGGTTGTAGAGCAGGTATTCCTGATACGTTTTCATCGAGTTTGAAACCGAAGTATCTCTCGAAAGCATACCTAATTTTATTTGTAATTGGTAGTATGGTTTCTAAATAATAAAGACGGTGATTAGGGCGAATATTCGCATTATTACCACTATCCATCAAAATCGGTGGAACACCTAATGCTTCTAGAATTATTTTTTCATTTGTGGCTATGCCTTCTTGAAAGTCTAAATTCTTGAAGTTTATTTCTGTTAAGTTTTCCACTTCTAATCCGCCATCCAAAAATAGCGGTCTTCTTCCACCTGAAGTTGGGTTGTATCTAGCAACCCAGGCTTGTAACATTCTTTCTTTGATTTTCTCAGAAAGAGTGTTTGGTGATTTTAGTACCAATCCTGGCACTGCTCCGTTTTTAAAGAAGTTATCCTGAAACTTTCTCATGCTAGATAGTAACTGCATAGTTCTAAAGGCAGGTTTGAGTCTCGGTACTCCTCTATAAATAGAGTTAAAACTGTTTTCTTTTATATGAATAATTTCTGATGGTTTATAATCTATTGAATGGTCATATGTAAACTTTTCTACATAAGTACTTTCATCACTATGTATAGTTACATGTTCTGCTGGAAGATGATACAGATGCGCACCATCAAAATATACAAAGATATTACCATCAATCAATAAGTCAATTATCAGATTTCTTTTAAAGGTACTTATATCTTGATAAGGATTTGGTTCTTTGTTTAGTAGTAGATCTACTCTACTTCTTCTAATTTCTTTCTTTATAGGAGATATGCCTGTTATTTTTTCTCCAACATCAAATGGTACTTCAGCAGAGTCATCCACAATCATGTTGACTGCTCTGTTTACCACTTCTAATTGTTCATAGGCATTTCTATAACTAATAGTATTTTCTCGTGAATCAATAGTAATACCTTGATCACGTGAAATAACATACTGAGCAGGATTTTCTTTTTCCTCTCGTTGTATGTTTAAAAATCTATCGTACCATGCCATATTTTTTCCTTTGTATGTCGACCCAATGTCTTTGTTTCTTTGCTGTTATTAACTTTGGTCTTTTTCCATATATGTTATGCAATCTAAGATGATGCGTATGACATAGTGTAACAGCTTCGTTATAAACTTTATCTTTTTCTTCTAGTATAAATTGTTCTCTGACTGCTAGTATTTGTTCTTCTGTATTTATGGATAATTTCTTTTCTTTCATCCACCATTCTAGCAACTCAGTCAATCCATAAAAATGATGAAAATCTAAATTCTCTGTGCTTCCACAGATGTAACATTCCGTATCTTTTTTATATTGCGACTTGGCCTTGTCACGAACATATTTAACTAAATCTCTTTTTAAAGTCATAAACCTACTTGTATATAAGAATTGTAGCAAAAATTTAAACTCATGTCAAGAACTATTTTTTATAGGTATAATTA